ATGATGATGATTATATAGCAGAATTATGCAGAAGAAGAAAGGCAAGTAAAAAACAAATTGCAGAAGCTCAAGGAGAATATTTTGTAATGGTCGATAAAAAGGAGGAGTGATTATGAAAATAACAAATGATGCAACAAAAGGAGATATATTAGACGGAGTTTGCACGATGTTGGATTGTGAATATGAAGACACGATAGATGAGGTAGAGAGATTACTATTGATAGAGAGATGGTTATTTAAAAAATGTAAAGAGCCACAACGAGCAGAAATACTAAGTTTCCTAAAGAAATTTGGTTATGAGGAGGAGTGATGAAATATTGGATTGAAAGCAGTTTTGACCATGAAGATAAAAAGAAAGAATATGATGAGCATTTGGTCGTTGCAGTAGATATGGGAGATTATGGAACTGAAAGCATATCCTCATTCCCTACTGATGTGAAATGTGAGTTAGAGGGGTTAATAGAAAGAATAAATGAACTAGCAGAGGAGGAGTGATGAGAATACCAGATTATGATAAAATGAGAGAGATGTTAGCCTCATCAGAGGCTGAGAATATAGACGGAAACGATTTAGTGGAACTATTACTAGATGGCTGTCAAGGATATGTAAATGAATCAAATGAAGATATTATGGAAGAATTTATAGGCCGTTATGAAGCACATAAAATGCCTTGGATAAAGCTAGAAGTAGATAAACAACAATGTAAGAAATGTGGCTACATCGTATGTGTATGTGAGCCAGTACCATTCTATACAGAAAAAAATAATACTTGATTCGACACTTCATGTATTATAAATTAGCAATACAATTTTAATTGCAAACAAGGAGAATAAATGAGCAGAACAATAACAGAAATAGTTAAACTATACGATGAACTGATAAATGCCCTCAAGGATAATATAGGTAGCGAAGTCAAATATGTATGGGGTAACCATAAAGCTACGAAAGAGGGATTGCAAGTTATTGTTAATAGACGAATGAAGCTAAAGAAGTCTGATATAATGAGCAATCCAAAAATGTTTGAAGCAATAAAACAATTAGAAATGCTTGAAAAAGAAGAATTAAATAATTAAATTAGCAAGTTTAAAGGATTGTGGTGTCGAATGGTGTAAAATAAAAGCTGTTGGCTAGGAGAAACTCATCTGGATGAGACGAACCAACACTAATGCTTTTACCAGACGTGGTTATCCCGACTTAAAGTGAGAGAATCCAGTAGCGGAACCAACCTCACTCCACAATTATGAGAGAGTTTACGGCTAAAACCACCAGTCGTTAATGTTCTAGTCAATGCTACATAGTAGCCTAGATAAGCGTGGTCTCTCTCATAATAATTACAGACAAAGATGAAGCCTATGGCATAAAATGTTAATACTTTGTCTATTGGGGGATATTGACAGGCGAGTCAATCAAGCGGGGCGGTAATCCTGTGAGACTAACGAGGGTCAAGCTCCCAATAAAATTAACAAAGGAGAATAAATGAATAAAAAAACATGGGATAAAATACAATACTGGAGGGATAAACTCCCTTGGCCTTATAATAAGCTAGTTGGGACCCAGTATAACAGCGTTGAGTCAAGTGTGGGTAAAAAACAAAGAAAAAGGAGAGCAAAATGATATTCAAAGAAATAATACATAACTATAAAGAAGCTACTCACGAAGAAATCCCTCAAGAAGAGTTATGGGAAGATGGTGAGTTATCGTCTACGGAAGTTCAGCATAAAATATTACATCACGCATTCCAAGAAGGTGATTGGATTTTAGTGAGGCGTGTTTAATGATAGTAGCGATGCTCCCTAAAAAAGAATTTACCTGTAGAATGTGTACTAAATATGTAATGAGTAATAATTCTTACATATATAGGACATTTGAAATACTACCAAAGACTCCATCAGAGGAGTTTGAAATTTGCAGAAAGTGTGCAAAACGTGAACATGGAGACAAAAATAAACATAAACTAGAAGACATAATAGAGGAAAGGACAAAACAATGGCAAAAACAAAGACTTCAAGGATAAAAAGAGCAGAAGAGAGAATAGAGGCTATCGTTATAGAGATTCAGAAGATGGGGCATCTGTTAAACTTAACTATGAATACTTTAAACGAATATATAGCTTTTAAGAAAGATTTAAAGAAGTTTGAGAAGTTTATAAAGGATTCACAGAAGAAGATAGAGAAAGAACAAAAGGATTTAAAAGAAAAAACTAGCAAAAAGGAGGATAAATGAGAACATTTCAAATAGATATATTGAAAATAATTTCATTTTTAGATGGCTATGGTATCAACGTAAATGATATAAAGAAAGTAAAGGAAAGATTAGAGATGTTTAATGATACTCAAGGAAAGGGGACAAAGTTACTTATAACTACAATGGGAGACTAAAATGAATAAAACAATAACAAAAAAAATATATTGACAAAAAGAGGAAAGTAATATATATTATGTTACTAAATAACAAGGGGTTTTATAATGAAGATAAACACAACATTAAGGATAGACGACAACGCTATCAAGTACTACAAAGATAATTACAAATCAAATCATGCAGGTTGTGTACTTGCAGTTGAGGGTTATCCTTATTTAAGAGATGAAGCAAAGAGGCTTCTAGTGGGCAAATTTACAAAAGAAGAATTACTTTTCATGGAAAATTCATCTAATGGTACTAAAGTTTCTCCAAAAGAACTAGCTTCTAGGAGGCATTGGGAGGCTGAAATTGCAGATTACTATGATGCTAGTGGTTCAAGCGTGGAATTTACGGCCTTAATAAGCAAAATTAGAGAGCTTTCTCCAATAGAGAGGTTCGTACTAAGGGAAACAATTATAGCCTCTAAATAAGGAGATTTTATGAATAGTTGGCACTGCAAAGCAGAGTTAATTTGGGGTGGAGACTTTGACTATGAAGACTATGGGATTGACAGGGATGGGATTGTTTCAAACTTATCATGTCCTAATTGTAATTCATATGTTGAGGTCTATTTAGATTTATAATTTACTGGCCATAGGCATTAGGTATACCAAGGGTTGGTGTATCTTGTCGAAAAGAAAGCTAGATTATATGAAAAAGCTAAAGCCCTATGGCTAGTAAGTAACAACAAACAAGGAGAAAACATGGGAAAAATAACAACAAAAAAAGATAAAGTTTTAAACCATTTGGAGACATATGGAACAATAACACCTCTAGAAGCTATGGAGAAATATAACAGCATGAGATTAAGTGCTATTATATTTGACTTAAAACAAGAGGGACACAGCATTACTACAGATATAATGAGAAATAAAAAGACAAAATCAAACTATGCAGTTTATTCAATAAAAAGGAGTTAATATGCCAGAATATGACAATAATAATAGAGGGGTTCTATTTAAAAACAATGAGAAAAAGACTGACAAGCACCCAGATTATACGGGGTCAGCAACAATAGACAATGAAGATAAATATATGTCTGCGTGGATTAATGAATCAAAGAGTGGGAAAAGTTACTTAAAAATATCTTTTTCTAAGAAAGAAGATTCATCTGGTTCATCAGCGACTACATCTACAGCAGACATACCATTTTAGTGTGTCCTAGCCGAGTGAAGAGCTACAAGCGTGAGCCTAGCCGAAGAAGTTTTGCAAGTTTATTTATCTTGCTCCTTTATACTTCTTAATTGACACTCGGCTTCCCTATTCAAAGGAGGAATTATGGATAAACCACATTTAAGCCCATCTTCAATAAACCAATACTTGAAGTGTTCGGCTCAATTTATGTTTAAAAAGATGATAGGCCCTAAACCGCCTGGAATTGCACTGCTATATGGAAAGTCAGTAGACAATGCTATTAATGTAGATATGGAACAAAAAATAGTAACTAGAGAAAATTTACCATCAGATGATGTTAAAGATGCTTTTGTTACAGAATATGATGGCAATAGAGATGATACTGTCTTCCATAGGGACGATAAACCAGACGATTTAAGAGAAGTCGGTATAAATTCAATAGGTAAATGGGCAGATGAGATAGCTGAAAAGATACAGCCTATATCTGTACAAGAAAAACTAGCAATAGAATTTGATGATTTTGGTTATGATATACTTCAATTTGCTGATGTTATTACTGAAGATAAAACAATTATAGACAATAAAACAGCAGGTAGAAGTGTCCCTCAAAAAGACGGGGAATATAAAATATCATATGACCACATATTACAATTAACGATGTATGGTATAGGATATAAAGAAAATCATAATGAAGAAATAGAAGAATTAGGACTGGACTATCTAATAAAGAATAAGAATCCTAAGATTCAGCAAGTCAGGTGGAAACCTAATAATGCGGACAAGAAATATGCTCTTGGCTTAATACGGAATGTAGCTAAAGGCATAGATAACGAAACATACATACCGAATCGTTCTAGTTTCATGTGTTCTAAGAAGTTTTGTGCTTTTTGGAGTGAATGTGAAGAGAACTTCGGGGGAAAGGTAAGGGAATAATGAGTAATAAAAACATGAAGTTATGGGAACAGGTCTGCGAGACCGACCCTAAACATACAAAAAAAGTAAATCAGCGGGGTGGATTTACAGCAATTGATGCTCAGTACCAGGTCAAGAGAGCCACAGAGATGTTTGGCCCTATAGGTCTTGGTTGGGGTGTTAAAAATGAAGTGTTCACACCGATGACAAATGGAATGGCCCTGTATCAAGCTGAGTTTTGGTATTCATCTTCAGGTGATGATGGCTGTTTCCCTATTAATTCATCTATAGCCATGCAAAAGAATGGAAGACTAGATGAGGAGTTTGCTAAGAAAGTGTCTACTGATGCTCTGACTAAAGGTCTTAGTAAAATGGGGTTCAACTCTGATATATTTGAGGGTAAGTTTGATGACAACAGATATATTAAAGAGATGGATATTAAGTTTAATACCGAGTATATCAAAGAGTCTCAATTAAAAGAAATAATGGGATTACTTGAGTCTGGGAATATAGTAATGACTGAGAAGGAACACAAGACTGCACTTGATTGGATTAAAAAACCAACAATAACAGCTAGTCAAGCCGATAGTTTCTTAAAAAGCCTAAAGGCAAAACAAGATGGAGCTCCTAAAAAATCTACAAGTTTAAATGATTTAGTAGAGAATACTGGAGGTGCAGATGCATAATAATAGTATGAGCACTCCTTCATACTATGCGATACTACCTTCTGATGTAAGGTATGATTCAAATATAAGTTCGTCTGAGAAGTTGCTGTATGCAGAACTAACAGCACTATGCAGTAAGCATGGGTATTGTTGGGCCTCCAATAGTTACTTCTCTGAACTTTATAATGTAAATAAAAATACTGTATCATCATGGGTATCTTCACTAGTGAAGAGGGATTATATACACATAGACGTGGATAGGTCTAAAGGAAATTTGAGAAAGGTATACTTAAAAAAACATATAGGTATACCGAAAAAGATGAATACCTATACCGAAAAAGCTGAACATAGTAATAAAAAGAATAGTAAAAAGAATAATAATACTAATAAAGATGCTATCGCATCTGATGAGATAATGAATTTATGGAATAAGATTTTTAAAAACTCCTCCATTCCTATAGTGAATACTATAAGAAATGCCAGATTGAGGTCCTTAAGGAAAAGAATACAAGAAAACCCAACATTCGCGTTTTGGGAAAAGTACTTCGCACGAATAAAGTCATCCGATTTCTTATCTGGTAGGGCCTCTGACTGGAAGGCGAACATGGATTGGGCATTATCTCCTACTAATATGGATAAAGTATTAGATGGAAATTATGATGATGCTAAAGAAAAAGAAGTTAATCCAGAAGTTGAAGCGGAAAAATTAAGAGCTTATAATCAAAGGATGGGTACAAATTATAGGTCTATAGAAGAATTTAGGGAGGCAGTTAAGTGATAAATATTATGTCGCATTACCTGCTAATATTGCTTTTATTTCAGCCTATAGAGGAAATACATAACTGCAACAACCCAAATCTTATCGGTATAGTCCCACATTACGTTTGTGTATGGGAAGAGGATGATTTTTACACCTCTAATAAAGGAAAGAAAATTTTAAGACCGAAAAGGAAGGTAGATAATAAAATAAAAGCTTATTATAGAGCAAAATACTGGAGGGACAATGGGTAGAGTTACAGAGTTTATAGATTTTTTACATACAGATAGTTCAAAGGAAGGGCACTCTTTAAAGTGGCATTGTTTATATAGTTACAGCCATATCACTAAAAGCGATAAATTAATGAAAATTAGAAAAGAGTATAGGAAAAACATAAAAAGGAGTAATAATGAAAACAATACTAAGAAATAGCCAGAAGACACATATAAATATTCCTAAAGAAATATGGTCAGATATATTAGGTTGGAAAATGTCTCAAGTTGTCAACATAAAAGCACAAAATAATAAAATTATTATAGAAAAATACAAAGGAGAAGTAAAATGAAAAAAGAATATACAGTAGAAGACAAAGTAAAGTATATGGGCGGAAGTTTAGATGGTAAACTTGTAAGACCATCTCTTGTAAATGCCTCATTATGTTCAGGTAATTCTGATAATATGGATATTAATGATAGTATGGGAATTTGTAATTCTTACCAGATTCCTGATGCTGACTATCCAATGGCAATGCACGAAGATTATAAACCTATAGAAATAGATGGAAAATTAGTATTTAAATTAGCCAAGACATATAAAACAGAAATGACAATATAATAATGAAGTACATAGGTATTGACCCAGGAATTAATGGAGGAGTAGCTGTTATAGACAATTATTACTCTATTAGTACATTTAAATGCCCTAGTAGCCCAATGGAAATGGCTGAAGCATTAAAAAACTCAATAGATGGAAATTCTATAGCTCTTTTAGAAAAAGTTCATAGTTTTCCAGGTCAAGGAGTTGTCTCTACGTTTACATTTGGTACTAACTATGGGCAATGGCAAGGAATATTGTCTGCTTTTGAAATTCCATTTGAACTCATACCTCCTAAGTCGTGGCAAAAAATGTTCCAACCTCTCTCAAAAGAGAAAAAAGAAAGAAAGAAACAGCTGAAACAACTAGCTATAGATAAATTTCCAGGAGAAAAAGTGACCTTGTACACATCTGACGCTATACTTTTAGCACTATATTTAAGGGAAAACTATAATGGGTAACGACACTAGGAAAAGTAATATATATAACTTAAATTACCCTAAGTACGTTTGTGTGCCTAAAAATTACTGGCAATCTACTAAAACAAGTAGGAGAATAAAATGGACCAAGAATACATCTTACAGTTAGAAACTGAAAAGAATGTCTTGAATACTGAGGTCAGTGTTATGAGAAGAAAATTATCTTTGGCGTTGACTGCACTTGAAGCTATAGAGGATTCTAATAGGCCTGATATAGCAAAGTTAGCACTATTAGAAATAAAAAATATAGATTACTCTATAAGTTAGGGATATCTATTTTAGACATCAGCTTCTCTCCTAAGCCAAGCTGAAACAACGCATTGGCTAAAGAACATATTTGTCCCTCATCTAACCCTAATCCCAGAGAATTATCAATAGCATGAAGCGTTTCATGTACAATAGTTTCTTCTTTTTTTGAGTCAGAACAATTAAGCTCCATCTCAATAATTTGTTTACCTATGTGAATACGACCCCAAGCATGAGCACTATTATCAGCCATTAAATTATCAATAAACCTGACTAAAAAATAATGCCCGCATATTTTAAGTTCAGACTCGTTGTTTTTATAATTTGGCAATAATTACTTTTTTAACAACATCCTGTACAGAGTCATATAATGCGTTAAATATTTTTTCTTCAGTTTTTTCAGACAAGAAGGGAATATCAACATTATCATTCAACGCCTTAACTAACTGTTTCTGCAGGTCATCGTCAAATATTTTATCTGCAAGTTCCTTTTTAGCTTTATCTGCAACTTCTTTAAATAAGCTCATTGGTTTCTCCTTAGTTATTTCTATTATATTTTTTCAAACGGCTTTACATGAATAGGATTTCTAGCACCTTTTACTATATTAGTTTTTTTAATTTTACCTTTTCTAGCTAAAACCCTCTTCTTTGCTGCTTTCTGTATTTGAGATTTAGAACGCTTCTCTAACTTAGCTTTATTACCACCTTTAATACTTCTATTGCCTTTAGCAACATTCTTTTTTCCAGGTTTTTTATAATATACTGTCATACTAACTCCTTTCTTTTTTTATTAGTAATCTCTTCCCGAAACACGCTCTTTCCTCCCAAACTTCTCTTTTAGCCCATTCCCGCTTAAACTAGCCATAATTTCGATGACTGCTCCAATCTTAGCCTTTACCTCAGCTTGATGGATTTGACACCCTTTTTGAGCATCTATGAGCTTTATAACGATACCTTCTAATCTTTCAAAGGATTCTCTTAGCTCTTTTTGCAGTTCATCCTGTATAAATTTGTTCTGTTTCCAAATAAAAAATCCAAATGCTACACTCATAGCAACTGGAACTCCAAATGTTTCTAATATAGTTAATAAATCCATTATTTTCTTCTAGCTTCCTTTTCTTCCTTTTCTTTAAAAAAAGTATAAATAGAAGCTCCGTATATTCCTAGTATCAAAAGTACTATAAACCATATTACTATATTTATCATCCTTTAATTACCTCTCCCCACAATGTTGTTTTACCTTTAATGATTTCAACTACCTCTACTTTAAAATTTCCACCTTTAAACCAATCTATTATAGCAAATGCATGGTTCCAATTAGTAAGTTTACCACCTAACCAATCTTCGTCTGCTTCTATATTCTTTAAGCATCCTAAACTCCAAGAGCTAATCGTACCCCCTGCACCAGTCTTAGTATGTCTCTGAAGGTCATGGGTATGTCCATACATAATACTCTCACCATACATATCCAAATGCTTAAAAGAATGGTATTTTGTTGTATACTTTCCATGAGTAAAGGTTAACTTCCCTATTTTAAGGTTCTTCTTTTTATTATAAGGATAATATTTATATCCTCTTTCCTTTAGTCTTAATGCATTCTCAGTTAGATAATGTTTTAAATATGGATACCTAACTACGAAGTTATCAAGCCATACTTCATGATTCCCTTGGACAAAATGTCTTTTTTTGCATTTAACTTTATCAAGGGATTCGTCAATCCAATCCATCCCAGCATTAACCTCAGCTACATCTTGGTCAAGCAAAGGGATTAAATCTTCCATTGGCTTAGCAAACCTACCTCTCCAATAGTGTGTACTAAAATAAGACCATTCACCCGTATCTCCTAAATCAATATAAGTGTCTGGCCTTACTATTTCAATCGCTTGCTTAACAACGCTAATGGCATCTGGGTCATGTAAGGGGAAGTGTTTATCTGGCGTTACTATAGCCCGTTTTACAATCCCCTTATGTTTATTTCTTGTATTCTTTATAGGTTTTAACTCCTATATAAATTATAGTTGCTATCCCAACTCCCACTCTAACTATAACAGGTAACCATTCTAACCATGTTATTGTCATTCCACCTACCCCTGTAGCAACTGTTTTTAGACTATCTATCATAATGCTCCTATTATATCACTTAATCGATTAGCTCTATTAGGGGTCTGTCTAGCCCACCTAGAATCAAGCATCTCTTTAGAAGCCATTCTAAACTCTTTGTTTTCTAAATAGAGTAATGTTTTTTTAAACATAGAGACTCCCGACACCCCCATTTGATAACACATTTCATAAACTACATCCTTCGCTTCTGCGGGCATATCTTTTAAAAATGGAAATTTTTTATCAGCCCTATCTATTAAAGAATCTAATTTTCTTCTTAATATCATTTCAGATATATCCTCATCAAGTACAAGGTCTTTAATTGCAAATCCATATCCTATAGTATCAATCCCTAAACTATCTTTATATACTCTATCTCTAAATCCTTCAGATAACTTTACTGCTTCTAATAAATCATTTGTCATTTATTCTCCTGTAAAGGTTGAACTACCTGCTAAAGCTTGTGCTTCAGACTTGGTTAATATACTAAAGTTTGGGTAACTAACACTAGCTCCTAATGCAACTAGCTCACTTAACACACCTTCTTTCATAGACCATTCACCTTTAATTATACAAAAGGCTTTATCATGTGAATATCTAGGAGCACCTACTTTACCTGCAAAGATTATCTCATGCCATGTAGGAGCTGATTTATATGTTACTTCTCCAGTATCATCATTTACTGATTCTACTATTGGATATAGTGCTTTTATCTTAGTCCCAACAGCACTATTAAATGCACTGCTAGGTATACAAAAATACATTTCATAATGTGCCATTATCTGTGACTCCTTTTACCTGCGTTATAATTTCTTTTAATTTCCCCATCAGCATAACTGAGAATCTTATCATCGTAGATACATATATCATCTATTTGTCCACAAAAGTTTTCAGTATAAGCAGTATCTGGATGAGTTCCTATATACATATTATTATCTGCACCTGCAGAGGAGTTAGAAATACTTGTACTTCCATTCCCTGTCTGGTCATTATCATCTACATAAACTTTAATTTTATCGTGACTAGTACCCTCACTATTATCAACAATAACTGTTAAAAAATACCAAGTTCCAACAGATAAAGTAGCTGTAGTTTCATCTTCATGAACTCCAGAATTTTCATAGGTCATACAGATTTTACCATCAGTATGTAATAATATTCCAAAGTGTAAACTATTACTATCTGATGCTGACATAATATAGGCAGATTCCTTTAAACTTTCAGGTTTTACCCAACAAGTTACAGTAAATTTAGTCATAGTATCTATTGGATTATATCCTAATCCAGCATAAGAACCTATTTCTGTATCAGCTCCAACTATTTGAGGTATATTCAAACTATTAGTATCCTTCTGCCTATTCATTAAGAAACCTTGATTATCTCTAGAAGCATCTACTCCTGCTGGGAGTAATAGGGTTTCAGTTATATTAGTTGGAGTTCCATGATTATTATTGTCAGACTCATCGGTCCATGTCGCTAATCCATTATTTTTCCAATAACCTTTTAAATCACCTGCTGTAGCAATATAAGCTGAATGTAAAGTTGCATCTAATGGTTTACCATCATCATATAATTCTTGAGCTTCACTGTCACTAAAAGCTTTTCCCCAAATAGATAGTTCGTTAATACTACCATCAACTGCACCTGTATTTGTAGCTCCTGCTGAAGAAGAGCCAAGAAAAGTTTCATTCCCATCAACTCCAACATTTACAGTATTGCTTCCAGCAGTCATTGCAAGTTTTTCACCATTCATATATATTTGCTGTGTATTTGCAGAATCATTATGTGACCAAACTAAATGGGTCCATTCTCCAAATGGAACTGTAGTAACAGAGTATGGATAAACAGAGCCTGAACCATCTACCATCTTTATATATGGTCTCATATTTGAACCTATATAAGCTAAAGCATATTGGGTTCCCTCAGCTCTTATAATATATTGGTCTGTATCTGTGTCCCATCCAACAAAAACCCAAGCAGAACAAGTCCAACTTCCATCTGCCCAATTAGGATTAGTATCTGTTTTTACATGGTCTCCTAAACCATCAAACCAAGCTAACTGATTATAAGATTGTAATGCTGTTTGAGGTATATCTAATTGTTGGTCTGCATTTGTCCAACCTGTAGCTGTGCCTACTTCTTTAACTGTTAAATCATCCATATAAAATATTTCACTTGAGAAATCTTGTGCTCCACCAGCACTACCACTTGCATCATATCCAATAAACTTTATATGCTGAATATCATCATCTACAAATGTACCAAAAAGTTTTGTCCATGTATCTTGAGCTGTAGTTTGAGATGATACTACAACACTTCCACCATTATCAGTAATTTTTAATTGAGCTGTATCTATAAGAGAATTTCCAGATGGTATATAAGCCCATAATTCTACATAATACGTTCTTCCTGCAACTAATCCCATATCACTTCCATCTGCCCATGTAATTTTAGGATATGTAGAAGATGAATCACCTGTAACTTTTAATGATTTACTACCTGCATGTGCTACAGTCTCGCTATCATCAAATGTTGCATCGCCTACAGCGCCAACTACTGAACCTATAGCAACAGTAGTAGGGTCTGTAACCTCACAATCTCCATTAACAGCTATTTCCTCACCAAAAAACACAGTAGTTGCATGATGTTTGTCGTTTACAGGTTTAATAGATACATCATCAACATAGCAAGTATTAGTAGTTGTACTACCATTATATGGAATAACTACAAGATAAGTTGTCGTAGCAGTTGCAGTAAAATAACCTGTAACATTTGTCCATGTTCCATAAGTACTCATAGTTGTATTACTTATATTTTGTTCTCCTGAAGATGATTCTCCTACTCTCCAAGTTACTGCTCCATCTTCTACAACATTTTTATATAACCACATATCTACTTTAT